TTGCCGGCTTAGACCTTGCCTCTACTCGTGACATTGCGGCCTTAGTGCTTTGTTTCCCTGTGCAACAAGGACTTGATAAGCCACATATAAAATCCTATTTCTTTTGTCCAGAGGATAACGTAAGGGAAAGATCCTTGTCTGATGGAGTGCCTTATGTACAATGGGCGCAGGATGGAGATATTATCATGACAGATGGCAACGTGACAGACTACGACTTCATAAAAGCTAAAGTTATTGAGTTAACAACAAAATATAAAATAGAGTGTATAGCGTTTGATAGATGGAACGCAAGTCAACTTGTTATTCAGCTCACAAATGATGGTGCTAATATGAAACCATTTGGACAAGGCTTTATTTCAATGTCTGCACCAACAAAAGAAATAGAAAAGATGTTTTTATCTAATGAGATTACTCATGATGGAAATCCAGTAATGGAATGGATGATGACAAATGTAATGTTGCGGTTTGATCCTGCAGGAAACATAAAGATAGATAAAGCGAAGTCAACGGAAAAGGTAGATGGGCCGGTAGCCATGGTTATGGCTTATGCTCAAATAATGGTTGAGGATAGACCAACCATCTACACATCTGGTGAAAGAGAGCAAGGATTGTTAATGCTTTAATGTACCTAATTGAAAAGCTAAAAATGTCAATTATGGAGATTTTAATGAAAAAACATGAGTATGCACAACAAGTCAGGCAAATTAATTGCACCAGTGGATATTTCCACAGATTTTACGAACTTGTGAGCGATTATCCAAGGCATGAGGATGCCTGGCAGAAATTGGAGGAAGAAAGAGGTGAATTAGGACTTGATGAGAAGTATAGCACCTATAATTCATTTAGAAAAGCAAAGAAAATCTATATGGATATTAGGTTTGTTTAACGTGTTACTGTAAGTTGTTGATTTCATACTGATTTTGTTTATTTTTACCGCATGGCTATACTTAACTCCATGCGGTCTTTTTTTTCGTCGAAACGAGGTTCGATAGAAAATCCATCTACACCAATAAACGGTGACACATTAGGTGCATTGTTTCAGCGTGGCAGTGCTGCAGGTGTAGCAGTAGATGAATACTCAATTATAGGTCTTCCTGCTTTTTACAGAGCGACACAAATACTTGGAGGTGTAGTGGCATCTATACCTTTTGATGTCATAGAGAAATTAGATAATGGTGGTACAAGGATCGCAACAGAACATCCTAACTATAAAATAGTCTCCAGAGAGCCATGTGAGTTATATACCTCTCACACATTTTATAAAACAATGGTACTGCACTACCTGGCTCATGGTGCTTTTTACGCTGTCATTAATAGAAATAGTCTAACAAATAGGGTGAATAACCTACACATCCTTAATCCTACAAAAATGGAGATAGGATATAATAGTAGGAATGAACTTATATTTAAGAATAAAGAAACAAACAAAACATACAAGGGAGACAATATACTTTATATTCCAAATCTTGCATGGGATGGTGTTAAGGCTTTGTTAGTGCCAGACGTTCACCGTGACAACTTTGGATTAGCATTAGCTAACAGAAACTACGGTGCTAATTTTTACAAAAATGGTGCGCATTTAAACGGTGTGCTAAAGCATCCAGGCAGATTAACTAACGAAGCATACGATAGATTAAAGAGTAGCTTTAATAGGGCATTTGGTGGAAGTCAAAACGCTGGAGGTACTGCAATCTTAGAGGAAGGGATGGACTTTCAGAAAGTAGGTCTTAATCCAACTGATGCAGCATTCAATGAAACAAAGAAAGCTACTATTTCCGACATAGCAAGAATTACCGGTGTACCAGGTATTTTATTAGAAGATATGGATAAGGCTACGTTTGGCAACATGGAACAGTTGAGCCAAATGTTTGTAAATTATACTATAATGCCATTGTGCGAAACCATAGAGGCAGAATTTAATAGAAAGTTATTTTTTGAGGCAGAGAAATACCAGTATTGCACAAGATTTAATCTTGATGGCTTACTCCGTGGAGATATAGCTGCAAGATCATCTTATTACACTACGATGCGTAATGTACTTGCAATGTCTCCAAACGAAATTAGGATTAAGGAAAACATGAATCCTTATGAAGGTGGAGATTCTTATGAATTGCCTTTAGCATCCAATATTAAAACAGAGCCATCCTCCGAAGGCATTGCACATGAGCAAGGTGAAGAGGTTATTGACATAAACGACGATAATGCCAACATATAACGATTATCCGCAATCAGCAGTACGAGCAGCGAAGAAAGCTCTTAAACACAAAGAGGACAATGGTTCTGATTGTGGCACTCGTGTAGGTTGGTTTCGTGCTTCGCAAATTGCAAATAAAGAAGGCTTAGATTTATCAGAAATTAAAAGAACATTTAGTTTTTTATCTCGTGCGGAGGTTTATAATCAAGGAAAATTTACAGATGAAGATGGTAAAGAAATTTGTGGATCAGTAATGTACGCAGCTTGGGGAGGAGAAACAATGAAAGGATGGGCAGAAAGAAAGATAAATGAATTAAAAGAAGAAAACAGTATATCAATAGATATGGAAAAGAGAAGCATAAATTTTGAACTAAGGGCAAAACCAGAGAGCCGTACCATCTTTGGTACTGCCACAGTGTTTAACTCCTCCTATGACATGGGATGGTATGACGAGGAAATGTCACCAGAGTCATTGAATGAGGCAGATATGAAAGATGTCGTAGCCTTGTTTAACCATGACATGAACATGGTACTGGCAAGGACAAGCAGCGGAACATTAAAGCTAAATGTAACAGGCAATGCGATGGAATATGAATTTGAGGCACCAAATACTACATTAGGCAATGATCTTTTAGAGATGGTTAAACGTGGTGATGTGTATCAAAGTAGTTTTGCCTTTACAGTTGAGACAGAAGACTGGCAAGAAAGAAAAGGAATGAAACCTAAAAGAGTTATACGGTCTATTAAAAAAGTGTATGATGTTTCACCGGTAACTTATCCTGCTAATCCTGACACTATGGTAGCTAAAAGAAGTTATGAGGCTACAAAGGAAATAGATGATGATTTACTAAAAGTGATTGATATATCTGTTAAGTCAGAAATTAATATACAGAACGAGCTACGCAGGAATGCCCTGCACTTATTAAATTTAAAAACAAAATAATGAACTCTAAATTGCTAAGAGAAAAGCGGGCTTCCGATTATGCTATAATGGAAGACTTGCAAAAGAGAGCAGCTGGCGAAGGTCGTCTAATGAATGCCGAGGAATTGGCACAATGGGATGCCGCTGATGCTAACTTTAAAAATTATACAGACCAGATTTCTCGTTTGGAAAGATGGAATGAGATTAACTCTGAAGAAAGAGGTGTTAATCCTGTGGAGCAGACAATTAATGCAATGCCAAGAGATGCAAGGGAGATTGTAAAATCACCAGAGTATCATACAGCATTTATGAAAGCTCTTGCAAAGCGTGACTTGACAAGCAATGAGCAATCAATGCTTAGAGAGATGCGTGGCACTGCTACAATTACGACTGCGGAGACTGGCTTAGCAGGTGGTTATGTGATTCCTTACCAATTCTCTTATGAGTTGGAAAAGACAATGGCATATTATGGCCCAATGCTTAATGTTTCTCGTATAATCACTACTCCACAGGCAGGTACATTGTACTGGCCAAAAGTAAATGATACAGCTACTGCTGGCTCATGGCATACTGAAGGAGGAGCAGTTACTGTACAGGACATGACTTTCACAAGAGAGACTTTCGGAGCTCACGTTTTAAACACACTTGTAAAAGTATCTGTTGAATGGGCAAATGACGAGTTTGGTTTGTTGAACACAGAGTTGCCTATTATGTTAGGTGAGCGTTTAGGCCGTGGCTTGAACACTGCATTTACAACTGGTGATGGTTCTGGAAAGCCAACTGGATTTAAAGATGTTGCACCTTCCGGTGTTGAATCTGCATCTACCGGTGCATTTACAGCTGCTAACTTGGTTGAGCTTGTTCACTCTGTTGATATTGCTTACCGTAACTCACCATCTGCTGCATTTATGATGCACGATCAGATTTTGAGCGCAGTTAGAAAGTTAAACTTGGACACTAACAACACTACTTTGTTCCAACCATCACTTCGTGAAGGAACTCCGGACAGATTGTTAGGATATAACTTCTTTGTAAATAATGATCTTCCATCTACACAGGCTGCTGATGCTAAAATTATTTACTTTGGAGATTGGTCTAAGTACATCATCCGCCAGGTGGCAAACAATGTTCTTGTGCCATTGCGTGAGAGGTTTATGGATGAGATGGAGCTTGGCTTCTTGATGTATGCAAGGTTTGATGGCAAGTTGATACAGACTGCTGCAATTAAGCACTTGAAGAATCTGTAAATAATAGGGGGATAGTAAAGGGATGGTTAGCAATAGCCATCCCTTATTAAAAACATAGACATGGCTTGGAAAGTAACAACTGCACCTGCTCAAGAAGTTTGGACATTAAATGAAGTAAAAAATTATCTTAAAGTAGATACATCTGCCGATGATACTTTAATTACCACTTTATTGCAGTCAGCTCGTGAAGTTGCAGAGCGTTATCTTAACCAGGCATTGATCACACAAACTATTACAGAAAAGTTAGACAGGCTTAATCATCCTACTATTTACTTATCAGTATCTCCTGTAATTGCTGTTACATCATTTCAATATAAAGATAATGTAAATAGCTTGCAGACTTATGATGCAGCTAATTATGTTGTAGATACCTTTTTAAAGCCTGGCAGATTATCTCTTGGTTACGGTAAGACATGGCCAACACTTTACGGAAATATAAATGATGTGACAATTACCTACACCGCAGGATATGGCACAGAGCCATCCGGTGTACCAATGCAGATTAGACAAGCAGTTTTAATGATGGTAGCAGATGGTTATGATAACAGAGAAGACTATGTAAAGAAATTGCCAACGGCATCGGAGTATTTACTTGATCAGTATCGTGTACAACTATTCTAATGAGATACAACAAGAAAGAAGAAATAGGGAAGTTAAGAGAAAGAATCATAGTGCAGAGTGTTACTCGTTCTGTCACTACAAGTGGATTTGGAACAGAGACATGGAGTAATATAGCGGAGGTATGGGCAGTGGTAGATTATAAAGGAGTGAACAAGGAGGAAGTAGAAGGAGGCAAGATAACAGCATTAAGCCAGGTGAGGGTTACCTGTCGAAATAGGACAGACATAAACGAGCAACAAAGAATTATCTGGATGAATAAATACTATCAAATAGAGAATGTCCAGATTAGTGAGGATAATATGTATTTACATTTATTTTGTTCATTTGCTCAAAACTATATGTAATGGCATATTTATCAGCTAAACAAATTAATCACCTTAAAGACCTTCAAAAGGATAATTATAGAGGTAGGCGAAGTTTCCAAGGCATGAGCCTTCGTGTTGTAGGTTTAGCAGATGCAGTTATTGAATTTGCAGAGTTAATGGAACAATGTACATTAAAAGAGCAAAGTAGAGTTATTGATTCAGCTACTCCTATTGCATTAGAAATTTATAAGTCAATAGTACCAGTAAGTAGTAAAGCTCACAGAATAAGCACCAATCCTTTTAGTAACAAAAAGATGCAAGGATGGGAACAAGACGATGGTACACATTATGATGTACAACCAGGTAATTTAAGAAAGTCAATTATTGATTTATCTAAAAACCTTGTATCGTACAAAAGAGCAGTAGGAGCAATAGGCCCATTGTATAAAAGAAATACAATGAACAGAGGTATTAATAGCAGCGAAGGTACTAATGGATTTTATGCTCACATGGTTTACGGAAGCACAAGGGCATGGTATAACAAGATAGTGGTGAAGGCAAGGAATTTGAGTAGGGAGAAAGTTATTAAACAAATGCGTGATGAATGTATTTTTATCATGCAGGAGAGACCTAAAAAATTCTGGCAAGTATCATGATAGGAAAAGTAATATACGGAAGATTAACGACTGATGCAGCGGTTACAGGTATTTGTGGATTAAATATCTTTCCGGACATTGCTCCACAGAATGTGCAATATCCTTTTATGGTATATACTATTATAAATAGCTTGCCTGTTGATTTTAAAGATGGGCAAAGTAACTTAGAGGAAATAACATTACAAATTGATGTATATACGAACAATTACGAAACTACACAAACACTTGCAAACAATGTGCGCAATCGTTTAGATAGATTTGTAGGCACAGTAAATAGTATTTCGGTACAAACTATAAGATACATGAGCTCCGATAGTCAAGTGTATAATGCTGACTTAAATGTATATTGGATGAGCATGGATTTTATGGCAAAAATGAAACGATGAAACTAAGATTATTAAAAGAATGGAATGGAAAGGCACCAGGTAAAGTTGGTGTATTTCTATCTGAATATGGAGAGCAAATGGTAAAAGATGGCATTGCAGAACTACTTGATGAATCTTTTGTCGTTGAACAAATGCCGCAGAAGCAGGAAGTTGAGCAAGATACAGTGTATATACCTGTACCAGTGCCTATGTCATATTTTAATGAGGAGGCAGATGAAGAGAAAATTAATAAACCAAAAAATAAATAAACATGGCAACTACTGGAATAATTAACGGCACGTTGATGCGCCTATACAAAGATTCAACTGCGATAGGTTACGCAACATCCTGCCAAATGAACATCTCCGCAGCCATGCGTGAAATCTTGACAAAAGATTCCGCAGCTGGAGGATGGAGAGAGGTAAAGAAAGGTCAACTTTCAGGCACATTGTCCACAGAAGCATTGTACGCAGGGCCTGGCGATTCTTCTACCAACTACTTATTTGATGATCTCTTTACCGATTTAATATCTGGTACTGCATTGACCATTAAATTTACCACAGACGTGCAAGGTGACAATGTCTTTACAATGAGTGCTATTTGTACATCATTAGACTTGAACGCTGGTGTGGAAGAAAATACAAGCTATTCAGCATCCTTCGAGGTTACTGGTGCAATCGTAAAAACTGTTAAAGCTTAATAAAAATTACCTAACATGAAAACAATAGTAATTGCCAACACGACTATTCCGATTAAATTTGGAATGTTCGTGTTAGGTACATTTTTAAGGGAAAGGAAACTAAAACTTAGTGACCTTTCCCTACTTGGAGAAGACCTTTTACTTGCCCTTGAACTTGCCTTTACCGGTGTTGAGCATGGTTACAAAGCTAAAGGGGAGAAATGCCCTTACACTTTGCAATCTTTCTGCGACCTGGTAGACACAGACATGGGAGGAATAACTCGTATAATGGAAATGATTTCAAATGAGATTTCACCACCAGAAGATGAGAGCAAAAAAAACGTAGTGGCGAAGGAGGAGAGCTTACCCTTGAGTACATCGAACGCTTTTGTTTCGGAGTTTTAAGGTTCCTGCCTTCGCAATACTATGAAATGAGTTTAAAGGAAGTTGTTATAGCCATGCAAGGTTATAACAATCACTTTGAACAACAGGAGCAAACAGAGTGGGAACGAATAAGATGGCAGACAACACTTTTATTAAATGTTCACACAGCAAAAGGTAAGAGTTTAAAGCCAAAAGATTTAATCGAATTTCCCTGGGAGAATCCTATTAAAAAAGAAACTAACAGAAGTTTGACAAATAACGACAAGTCAATATTTGACAAATGGGATAAAGAAGCATAATGGCATTAGGTAAACTAAATTTAAAACTTGGCATTGATGTATCTGATCTTGACAAAGAACTTGGCAAGGTAGAGCGTAGTATGTCAAGGTTTGGCGGTAAGATGCAAAACATTGGTACTACTCTTACACAGTCACTTACTTTACCTATTATAGGACTTGGTGCTGCCTCTTTAAAATCTTTTGCCGACATTGAAAAACTACAAAATGGTTTAATAGCCATTATGGGAAGTAGTGAAGATGCAGCAGTTG